CGGGGTGCCCAGCAGGTTGCGCCAGTCTTCGTAGCTCAGGGCTACGGTGTGCTCGTTCCAAACTCCAACTGCCTTGGGCTCCTCCTTGTTCTTGAAGTTGAATGACCCCATCGGGCGAAGCACCCGTGAAGCCTCAAACACTTTGTCGTCAACGATCAGCCCGTGCTCTTTGCACAGTTGCTTGAGTCGTTTGGCCAGTGGTTCCCACTCTTGGCGGGACACCGTTTCGTCTATCAGCCAGTACGCATGAACCCCGTTACCCGAGTTCACCAAGATTGGCTTGGGCAGATTTACGGTCTTGCAAAATTTTTGCAGTTCCGCAAGTCCGGTTTGCTGGTCAAGATACCCTTCAATCTTGCCTTTGGAGTTCGGCACACCCTTCGTCGGGCCGCAGTCAATGTCCAACCAAAGAGCCCTGACATACAGCGCGTTCTCATGTGTGCGCTCATTGAGGGGGCCAAATTTGGAGCAGCCAAAATACACGTCGATGTTGGCCGCAACAAACTCTGCGATGGTCTCGTCAACTTCCTGCCTTGTCTCCAAAAACCTTTGATCTGGGTATCGACCTATACCGATGATGCAGTAGCGCCCCTCTTGCGGAAGGACGGCGTCAAGTAGGTCGAATGACATGGTTTACTTTTTCTTGAGGCTGGCAATGTACCTTTCGATGCGGGTGTGCATGGAAGGGTTGGGGGACGAGTCCCCCTTAAACCAGTTGTAGACAGTCATGCGGCTGACCCCGAAGTAGTCGGCCACATAACTCACACTGATACCCTTCTGAGTACACACACGCCCCAAAGCTACGCCGAGAGATTTGGCATTCGCCTGTTTGTTGGCGGCCACCAGACTCTGACTGTAACCATAGGTCATGTTTACTCCTCGTCAGCCCAAGCCTTGACCACGGCGTCCAAGTCCTTCTTGGTAGGCGCAGGTACATCGGCTTTTTTGCTCTCGCGCTTGACCGGCTCGGCCACAGGCGCTTCTGCTTTTACAACCTTGGGTGCCTCCAACTTCGGAGCACGGCCCGACGCATCCGCTTGGTACGGCGTCATCGTGACCATCTTCTGCACTTCGGGCTTCTTGACCGCTTCGCTCGTGACTGCGTACTCACCTTTGTTGATGAACCGCACCGGGGTAAAGAGCACCGACTGGTTGTCGTTGTCTTCGTTGAAGCTGATCTGCGTAACCACGTAGTCCAGAGACTTGCCGTTGTTGGCCAAGTACTTGGTGTAGCCCTCAAAGGGGTGGGTGTTGTCGCCGACTGGCTCACCAAACAGAGACTTGGAAGCCAAGTTCATCTGATAGACACGGCCTTCCAGCGAGGTGCCAAAGTCTTCTTCCAGTGTCAGCGCGATGCGGCGGCTGTAACGGCAGGCTTTGGAGTTACCCATGCCCGAGCCCTTGATGTTCTGCGGACACTCATCGCAGCGATTGGCTTGGCGGTTGGCCGAACCAGCGTCAGGGGCTTGCCCGTCGTTGGAGAAGCAGTCTGGTGCAGTCGGCTCGGCTTCCGGGCTCCACTGCTTTGCGTAGAAGATGCGGCCCACTTTGGGCGATGCGCTGACGATGATGGCGTTGAGGGTGCCTTTGACCTTGCCCATCTCCTCACCGCCAACAACCTTGCGGAAGATGCCGTTCTTGGGCACGATACGCGCCACGCCGGTACGGCCAGCGAGTTGTTTGGTAAGGTCACTGACCCCTGCGGTTTGCAGAAAGTCGGGGAGGCTCTGGTCGATCACGGTGATGTTGCTCATTTTCAATTTCCTTTAGAACGTCTAACAACCACGGTATATGCACTCTCCACGTTGAGGCCAGCGGGGAGAAGGTCTGGATTCTCAGAGAGGAACTCTTTCATGTGTGTCTGATGGAGTCGCTTCTCTAACAAGGCAAATGCACCATGCTCTTCGATGAACCGATACATTGAATCCCAATCGTTTGTCCAATACCGTGATTTGACGGAACGCACGATTGTGCCGTGTGGGGTGCGGATGCTGTCCGCGTTGAACTGCTTGCAGGTCTCAAGCATCTGTGCTTCGACAACCGCCATCTGCTCTTCAAGGTCTGCAACCTGCTTCTTGTATGCGTCGGTCACCGCCTCCTTGGCATCCCTCATCCTGAGGTACACCTTGGTCAGCTTGTCGAGTGTGGGGTTGGAATCGGGGGGCGCTTCGCCCTGAACATCTTCGTCCATTATCTGCTCCTTTTTGCGGGGATTATACAGGCTTGCTTGACAATGTCAAGCGGTCTCTTCTTCCGCCGATAAAATTTCTTGGCGGTACAAGTCGATGATGCCGTTGTGGTTGCTGATGTTGGTGCGCAGCAGCTTGTACATGCGCTCTTCTACGGGACTTCCGTAGATGTGGACGACGGTCATGGGGTTGACTTGCCCCGGCCTGTCGATACGTGCGTTGGCTTGCAAGTACGTCTCAACACTTGTGCATGGAGCGTACCAGATGATTGTGTCGGCGGCAGTCAGGGTAAGCCCGTGGGAGGCAGCCTGCGGCTGAATGATCAGCACCTTGGGGTGTTCCGCTTTTTGGAACCGCTGGACGATGTCGGCCCGATTGTGAACGCTCACACTGCCACTGATGACCTCGCAAGTCACGCCGTTCTTTGTCAAGAATTTGTTTACAAGCTCGATGGTGTGTGCGAACGGAATGAAGACCAGCACCTTGTTGCTGCTCTCGTCGATCACCTCCTTCACCACATTGAGTCGAGTGCTGGCGTCAAAATCCACAACCTCGCCCGTGTCGGTGTAGACCGAACCACATGCAATCTGGAGCAGCTTGTTGATCTGGACCGCAGCGTTGACAGCAGTTACGTCCTCACCCGCAGCCTCGATGAGCATCTGCTTGGCAAGCTGCTTGTAAAACTTTGATTGTTGCGGGCTCAGCGGCGCTTCCCGGTCCATGAACGTAACGGGCGGCAAGTCCAGGCACTGCTTCTTTTCAAAGCGAATGGCTGGCTGCAAAACACTGTGGACGATGGACTTCGCCACGGGCCGAGGGAGCCAGCGGTGCTCGCTGACTTTGGTCATCACCTGATCGCGGAACTCTGAGAAGAACTTGGGTACTCGCGTAGGGCTAACCAACTTTGCCAAGCCGTAGGCGTCAACTGGAGACTGCGCGGCTGGGGTGCCCGTGAGCATCCACAGCCCTTTGACGTGCTTGCACACATCGCGCAGCGTCTTCCACCGCACGGTGCGGGAGTTTTTGTAGGCCGACGCCTCGTCCACCACGATCAGGTCAAAGCCACCAGCGATGACTTCTTCCTTGATGATGTCCACCCCGTCGAAGTTGACGATGATGAACTCGGCGTTGCCCCCGATGATCTGCTTGCGCTTCTTTGCCGACCCGTAAGCGACAGCCACGGTCCTGTGCAGCGCAAACTTGAACAAGTCGGCTTGCCATGCGCTGTGCATGATGGACAGGGGGCACACTACTAACACACGCTTTACCACGCCAAGCTTCATCAGATAGTCCACGGCCCAGATCACTGAAGCCGTTTTGCCCGTGCCCTGCTCGTTGAAGCAGAACGCTTTGGGGTAACTGATGAGGAACTCTGCTGTGGCCTTCTGATGCTCGAACGGGCTGAACCCCGGAGGCCGGGGCCAGTCATACTCTGATAGGTTCACTTCTTTTTTCTTTCCTTGGTGCTGACTTCAGACACTAGCTGATGGTTGCTGTTGCGCTTGAATGAGCGATTCTGGGTCGCCGACTGCAAGCGGGTTCCGTTTTTGTTGGACCCACCCCGAGATAGAGCCTTGACGTGTGCAACATCTTTGCCTTCGCGGATGTCAGCAGCGCCATTGTTGTTGTGGTCGGGGTGCTTTTTGTCGAGGGCTTCTCGGGCGTGTTGTCGTTCCATGCGTCTTGCATGTTCTCCTCTGGCAAGTTGTTGTTGGTACTCTTTTTTGTACGGGCGGGGTTTATTGACGTAGGGCATGATTAGCTCCGGTTGTACTCGCACTGTTTGACGGGGCAGAACTTACACAGTGGCCCCTCTTTGGGGTTCCACACCCCATTGTCCAATGCTGCCTCGATCCGCGCAACGTCCTGCGCCGGGGCCTCGATGTACTTTTCAATCATCTCCGCGTGGTGGTCGGCCTTCACAAACTCCTTGCTCACCACAAAAAGGAGCGCAGACTTCACCTTCCGGATTTCCGGGTACTTCGCAAACAGGCCACAGGCTACGAGATCGAGTTGCTTCGCATCCGCATATCTCGCACTCTTGCTGGTCTTGTAGTCCACTGAATGGGCTACGCCAGCCTCCCGATTGATAACCACCAAGTCGGCTATCCCACGCCACCACACATTCTGTGCAGCGAAATCGCATGCCTTTAAGTCTTTCGTCAACCCAAGCTTCACTTCGCATAACTTGTCTCCGGGGATGGCCTTGAGGGTCTCCAGCATTGGTTGCATGTACGCATACTGCGGTGGCAGCGGCTTGTCATCCCGTATGAACTCCTCTGCCGCAGTGTGGACCGACTTCCCGTAGAGCGTGGCCGTCGTGTCGGGCTCGGTTACATCCTTGGCAACCTTGGTGTGGTAGTACTTCTTTGGGCACTGCTGGAAGGTCTTGAGGCTGCTGAAAGACCAAGAGATGCTCATTGCGTACCTTCTTTCATGTGCCTGATGGCGTTGATCATCAACCGCGTTTCGACAATCGCTTTCAAGGCTTGCTCAATCGCTTCGTCGTGCTCACGGTTTAGCATGTGCTTGTGCGCTTCCTTGAGGGCGTTTTCCGCCATCATGCACGGGTGTGCGTAGTCGATTAGCGAAGACGGCGTCGAGGTATCGGTTGACTTCATTTTCAATTCGTCTGTGAAGGTTAGGGTCGGTTAATCTGATGTGTTCAATCCACGAGTCGGCTTTGGGGTGTTTGATAAAAGAGATACGCTTATCTAGGTGTCGCTGATACCAAGCCCATCCCATCTGTGTCATCTCAATCTCAAACATGCGTTCACGCAGTCTGGCTTCGCTTTGCTTCCTTCGGTAGAAGCTGTCTTCTGGATAAATAACCTCTCGCAGATTTCGGTCCGGGTGCTTGAGTTTGCGGATCGCTTGGAGTTCAATCTGCCGTATGCGCTCACGGGACACCTCATACACAGTACCCACCTCCTCAAACGACCTGTCCCGGTCTAATTCAATCCCGTACCGCATGCGCAGCACCTTGGCCTCCCGGGTGGGCAGCCCATCCAGCAAGTCTTTGATAAACGCTTGCTCCTCTTTTTTTGCTAGTTCTTCCTCTGGGTCCACTACCTGATCATCAGGCTCAATGTGTGGCAGTGGGGGCATGTCTTCATCGCGGCGGTAGCCGTAGTAGTAATAGGCGTGCCTGACCACACTGTCTTCTTCGCTCATGGTAAACGTACCGTAAGGGAGCGTCTTCCCTTTGAGTACCTTACCCCGGCGAGAGTCAACAATCGCCATAACTCCCCCCGTACCCTGCCTCACAGTTCAGTGGAAGCTCAGGTGCCCACGTTGGGCGCAGGCGCATACACAACTCGACGTACTCTTTGGCCGTCTCAGCCTCTGCCTCAGGCACGATGCAGCCGATGGCGTCATGCACGGTTATCACTACTCGGTACTTTTTGGCAACCATCAGCATCTGGGTGCCGATGACAATCCGCGCCAGAGCTTGGCACACGTTCTCGATGACTTTACCACCGTAGATGCGGTTTGGCACTGTCTGTTTGCCGCGCTTGGTGTCGTAGACGTACTCGGCCTTGAGTCTGCCGTCTTGCTCCGTCTCAGTGAACCGCAGGTTGGGGTAGCGCAGATACAACCCGTTGGGCAGCTTGATGCCCTTTTTCCCCTCGACCTTGAGCAGACCGCCTCGGCCAAACTCGGCGTACTGGTCACCGAGGATGGCCCCAAGGATGCCATGAGCTTCTTGCCAGAGCAGCGGGATGCGTGGGTAGGTGCGGCGGTACGTGTCGATGATCCGCTTGGTCTCGTCCAACTCCACGCTGACCCCAAAGTTCTTGAGTTGGGTCTGGAACTTCTTGGCCCCCATGCCGTAGCCTGCGCCAAGAATAGTGGTCTTGCCCACAAAGCGTTCGTTTTTTGTAATCGCGTTTACGTCCCTGCCATAGATTGCAGACGCCATTATTTTGTACACGTCTTCGCCACGCTCAAACGCATCGACCAAGTCATCCTGCCCCGCTACCCATGCTAACGTACGGGCTTCGATTTGAGATGAGTCAGAGTCTAGGAAAACGTAACCATTGGGCGGGATGATGGCCTTTTTCAGGGGAGAGCTACGCGGCAGGTTTTGCAGGTTGAGGCTGCCATCCCCACCCCAGCGCCCGGTGTGGGCGGCGTAATACCGCAGGGGCACCGGTAATGTTCCCCGCTCGGCAATCCCAAGGAACCGCTCGGTGCGGGTCTCCTCGATGGTGGACTTGACCCCCAGCCGAGTGGCAACTAACGCCTGCACTCGTACATCCTCGTGTTCAAGCAGCGCCGTGAACGCCTCGTCGGTTTTAGAAAAAGCATACGCCTCTTTGCCCGTGATCGGGCTGATCTTCTTGGGGGGCTCGATACCGCAGGCCAACAGCAGTCTGGCGAACTTGGGGTTGCTCATGATGTCGTCTTTGCTGGTGCCCTCGACGTTGCCCATGAGTTTTCCCTTGGCCTCCCGCACCGAAGCCAAGTGACTCGTCAGCGCGGCTCTATCCAACTGCAAGGCTGGGTCACTGAACATCCGAACCGTCAGATCAATTAGGCGCAGTTCCTCCGGCGGGAAGTTGCTGGCCATAGTTTGGAATAGCTTGTAGGTAAGCGCCACATCGTTCTTGCAGTACTCGCCGTAGCGGGCAAGCTGGTCGGCGGGAAAGTCAGCGCGGCGCAACCCAATCGCGTTGACCACCTCTGTACCTTTTTCCCCCAGGTCATAGTAGTGAGTAAGTGCCGCAAGGCTTCCACCAACGTCAGTGCCGTGAAGTGCTCGGCCCATCGACAGCGTATCGAGCCAACCTTTGGGTTTGATGCCAAACTTCCACGTCAAAATCGCACCATCAAAAGGCGCGTTGTGGGCTAGCGCCAGACACTTCTCCCACTCATAGGAGCGAAGGAACTGGTATGTGCTTTGGGCGTCCCCGCTGAACCAGACGGGCTCTCCACCATCTTCCTGCACCGATACGCCGATCACCTCAAACTGAGGGTCGCGCACGTACTCTTCGGTCGTGATCTTGCTCAGGCTGAAAGACTGGGAGTAGTACGTCTCAAAGTCAATGGTGAGGATTTTCATCTGACGCTGTTGGTATTGAGTTGCTGGTACTCGCCCTGCCATGTGTCGCCTATGCCTGTCAGTGCTCCGTTGCCGCCGCTGCTGCCGATTGTGTATGTTCCAGTGCTTCGCACTATCGCAGCCATAGCAGACATAGCTTGCTCCTTCAAGTCGTCATCCAGCAACGTACGCATCACCTTGTGCTCAAACTCTTTGCGCCGCACTTCCTTGAGGGCTGCATGGATTGCGCCTTTCTCCGACTCGGTCATGGTGTCGCGGAAGCGGTCGGCGAACATGAAGCGCCACTTCGGGGCCTCGTCAAAGAACTCGTCCGGGT